AAATAATGGTACAGTAGATGGTGTAACTCCAGTTACAGGTGATGTGATTTATTCAGGTCAAGCATTTATCGAGAGCGTAGATATGACTGCTGATATGGAGAATCCAGTTACTTACTCAGTTTCTTTCAAAGGAACAGGAGCATTAACTATCGCTACCAACGCATAATAACCAACCAAAAATAAACCAAAATGAGAGGACAATTTGAATTAACTCTTTCCGATGGAAAGAAGATACCGATGCGTTTTTGTACGTGGAGTCTTAAAAGATTCTGTCAATTACAAGGCATAGGGCCTTCTGAAATAGGAGAAGCTTTAAGTGGCAAAGATTCACTTGACGCTATTGTTAACCTGATGAAATCAGCTGCAGAATACCCATTGTATTCACAAGGAATTACTCCAAGTTTTACGGAATTTGAAGTATGTAATTGGATAGATGATATGGGAGGGATGACTGGAACTAAGTTCCAAGATGTTATGGCAGCTTTATCAGATAGTATGAATAGCGGTATAGAAGATAAGCCAACAAAGTCAACTAAAAAGGATGGAGTAAAAAAAAATTAGAGTGGATTGACATAGAAAGATATACAATGGGGGAGTGCAAAGTGCTTCCCCATTTGTTTTGGGAGATGACGATGGCTGAGTTAGATTTTGTTTGGTATGGATATAGACACGAAGAAGAGCAGCAATGGATTAGAACTAGATGGCAAACTACAATGCTTATTAATATCCAGCTACCAAAAGGTAAGAAGGTTAAGCCTAAAGACCTTATTGAATTAGATTGCGATAATCGTAACTTTGTCAAGCCTAGAGTAATGACAGAAGATGAATTACAGGCTGTACTTAAAAAATATGGAAATATTTAAATTTAAAGGATAATGGCAGAAGATTTATTACAGATTAGAGTCACGGCAGATTTCAAAGAAGCAGAAGGTGCTTTTTTGCGATTAGCTAAAGTCGCTACAGCTTTTGAAAAAGATATAAGAGGTGTTTCTGCTACATTAAGTAAAGAATTTAATAGAATAGAAGGTTCAGCAAAGCTATTTGGAGATTACACGAATGTTGTAAAAGACAAAATGGATGCCTTAAGGAAGTCTATGAATAGTCTTTTAACATTAGGTGTACAACCATTAAATCCTGCAATACTAAAACTTAAAGAACAATATAATCTATTAAGGGCATCAATAGCACCAGCTAATTTAGCTTTAGAAAAAAATACTGCAGCAACAAATGCAGCTACAATAGCTAACAATGCAGCAGCAGGTTCCCTAAATAAAGGTAGTAGACAATGGACTAACCTTGCTTTAGTTGTACAAGATTTACCATATGGATTTAGAGGTATTCAAAATAACTTACCTGCTTTATTAGGTGGAATAGCAGGAGTAGGAGGAGCTGCTTATTTAGCCTTTTCTGTTATTATCTCAGGTTTAACTTTTTGGGATGAGTATAATAGGAAAGTAGCTGCTTCAACTAAAAAGATAAAAGAAGAACAAGACGAATATGCAGAATCTATAAAAAGTGCAACAGCAAATGCTTATAGTGAAGTAGCATCTATAAAAGCGTTATTAGATGTTGCAGCAGATCAAAAAGTATCAATGTCTGATAGACTTATTGCAGTAGGTAAATTGCAAAAAGAATATCCAAGTTATTTTGGCAACTTAAATAAAGAAGCAATTTTAAATGGTCAAGTAGCACAAGCTACATTTAATGTTGCAACGGCTATTTTAGCTAAAGCGAGAGCCAAGGCAGTAGAAGAAAAAATAGGAAAACTTAGTGCACAACAATTAGCAGATGAAGAAGAAATGCTAAGGCTGCAAATAGTTAATGAAAAATTAACTAACGATAGATATGAATTAAATAAATTAATTAAAAACGAATCAACTGATATTGTTGCTATTGGAGCAGATATTAGATTAGGTGATGAAGAAAGTGCTGCTACAAAAATTCAGATAAGAAATATAACTGCTGAAATTTTAAAGAATAGTCAAGAAATAAGTAAATTAAACGTATCTGCTAATGAAGGTTTAAAAGAACAAGATAGATTACAATTTAAATTAAATGATTTAACAAAAACTGGAATAAAACTAGGACAAGAAAAAGCTAAAGTTACAAAAGATAAAAAGGTAGAAGATGACCCTGCTTATTATACTAAGATTATTGAACAAGAGCAAAAAACATTTACAGATAGTTTAGATAATGAATTAAAATATGCAGATGATAATAGCACTAAAAAAGTAGAAATACTTCAAAGATATACTTCTGAATTAAATTATTGGCACGAACTTGGGTTTATACAAGAATCTTTTTATTTAAATAAAGCTGCTGATTTACACAAACAATTATATGATACTAGAAAGTCTATAGCAGAACAAGATTCTAGGGAACAAAAGATAATTTCTGATAGGAATTTACAAAATTCATTAGAAGCATTGAAAATAGAATCTGATGTTGCTATAAAAATAGCAAATGCTAGTGGCAAAGGTACAGCAGCAGATAGGATTGCAATATTAGAAAATTATAAAAATAAGTTATATGATTTAGCTTCTATTGGTGGATATACAGCAGAGCAGTTCGATAAAATAGAAGATGCACTAATAAGAGTTGATGCTGCAATTGAAGGTTCACAAGATAAAGTTAAAAGCTTTACTGTTACATGGACAGATACAATTAATAACATTAATAGTGTTATTATGGATTTTATTAATAATTCCATGTATGCTTTAGGAGAATCAATAGGCAAGGCTTTAGCAGGAGAGAATATAGATGTTATAAATGTTTTTGGAACATTATTAGCAGATGCTTTAACTCAAATAGGAAAACAATTAATTGCACTTGCTACTGCATCTTTATTTGCATGGGCTTTATTAAGTTCTAATAACCCAATAACCGCAGCAGGTGCATTGGTTGCAGGTATTGCTGCTGTGGCGGCTGGTTCATATTTAAAGTCTAGACTTGAGCAAGATAGAAGTACTAAAAAGTTTGCTAATGGTGGTATTGTAAGTGGCCCTACAATGGGATTAATAGGAGAATATCCTGGTGCTAAGTCAAACCCTGAGGTTGTTGCTCCATTAGATAAATTAAAAGATATGTTAGGCGGTAATGGTGGAGGAAGTTTTGTACTTCGTGGAAGTGATTTAGTATTAGCTTTGAATAGGTCAGAAACATCATTAAACTTAAGAAGAGGTTCATAATGGCATATTATAATAAATATAAATTTACGTTTGCTACAAGAGCTAATAATATTGCTTATTTGTATTTACAAGAAGATTTAGGCTCTGCACCAACAGTTATTGAATATCAAGGGGTAGATATAAATTTACAATATTTACCAACTTCAGATGATCCATATGAACCAATATTTGCTAGTCAATTAGGTGTAACTATAGATGTTACTGATGATTTAGCTAATGTACCTGATTTCGTTAGCACTAATGATAGAAAGTACTATGCTAAATTATATTTAGGTAATGATTTACAATGGACAGGATATACACTAAATGATAATATAAAAATATCATTTAGTACAGGTAGAAGGCAAATATCCTTTAACGCTGTTGATGGACTTGCTATGCTACAAGATATTCCTTTATATACAACAAATGTTAGCAATGTTACAAATAATGTAAGGTCACTTCTTACCTATATGTTAACATCTTTAAACTTATTAGGGTTCCCTACAAGTCTTAATTTAGTGACGATATGCTCTTATTATGCTACAGGAATGACAACTAGAGCATCAGGTAATCAATACGAGCCTTTTAATCAAACATTTCTACCTATAAGAACATTTAAAAATCAAGATTATACATACGATTCTTGTTATGATGTTTTAAAAAAAATAATAAAGTCTTTTGGGTGTAGATTGTTTCAATCAGGTGGGAAATGGTGGATAGTGGCTGTGAATGAATTCGCTAATGAAAATAATTATTTTACTGAATATAATTCAGCTGGTAGCGTTGTATCAAGTGGTAGCAACTTAAATACTCTTAGTACTATTCAGCCTTATATAGGTAATACAAGCGATTTATATTTTATAAACAATAGTCAAATAAAATTAATGCTTAAAGGTGTTAATAAAATAAACTTAGTTCAAAATATAAACTATGATAAAAATTTAGTTGATAATGGGAATCTAATGGTGTACGTTGCTAGTCCATTAGCCTTTCAATCATATAATATATATAATACAGGTGCTGGTTCTACTTTTACTTATTTTGATTGGAGCACATCAAATGCCAAACTAGATTTTGTTACATTAGACATAACATATACATCAGGAGGTGGAAGTACTACAGTAGAGCTAGAAAATCTACCTAAGGTTTCTGCTTCTGTAGATTTAACATATTCAATGTTTTTTAAAAGTGCAAATAGCCCAATATCAAATGCGTTTGGTAGATTAAAAATAAAAGTAATAGGTACTTCATCTACATATTTCTTATTAAAAGACGGAAGTGGTAACGCTTATTGGAATACTGTTGATGATGGTAATGGTTATCTTATACCAGGATTTGCTTTAGGGAATGATGGAGCTGTATTTAATATAACACTACCTCCAACCAAAAATACTGGACAATTATATATTAGTTGGATAAATGATGGTTTAGCTACTTGTAGTATTACTAATTTTAACTTAACATCAAAATATATAGTAGAAAAACAAGAGTTTAGTGCATATGTAAATTCCTCAAATCAATATGCAAAAGAAATAGAGTTACCTTATGGCTATGTGCCTACATCAGAATTTCCTACAGCAGAGGGAGAGTTATTATCAAGCACTTCTGCACCACTTCAAGGTTGGACTAGATATGGTATGGCTTCTACAGGTGGAAGTTTAAATGGGTTAATATTGCAACAGTATATTAATTGCTTTGCTAAAAAAATTATTAATATAGATGGTTCTGTAAGTAGTTTTGTTACTACTAATGCTAATTATCCCTATGTTAATGCTTCTAAATTAATAAAGGCAACAGACACAGATCCATCACAAATAAGTGTAGCTAATAAGCCTTATATGATAGGCAACTGTACTATTGAATTTGTAAATGATAGTATATCTGCTACTTTATTAGAGATTTCTAATACAGAAATAGCAGCAACTCTCAAAAACTTTACTTATTATAAATTTACAAACGAATAAAATATGGCATCAGCAATTAACGGAACGAATATAGTTTTATATGAATATGATAGCAACGCTATCTACTACTTTAATGGAGGTACTGCACAAGGTACTTTTGATAGTATTGTATGTAAAGAATTAAGCAGAAGCCAGGTAGGTGGAACATCGGTTACATTTACTAAAACAGGAGCAGGAACAATAGCTTCGTTTATTACGGATGCTTTAGATCCTGGTGTAACTAATATACCAGCAGGAACTTGGACTTTTAGTGCTTATTATTCTATTCTAACTGCCTTTGCAGGTGCTCAGGTTCAGTATGAACTATATAAATATAATGGTAGTGTTGCTACTTTGTTGTTTACATCTGCA